GGCTCCCCACAGGGGAGCAACTAAAAATGCGGCTAAAATAGAGATTATTGTTTTTGTAAACATTTTATATATTATTGAGAGGCAATTATCTAAATGGTTGTAAAATAAATATAGACGTTTTGTCCATTCTTATGATATAATGGCGTCGCTATATATTCAACAAAATAATCAGAATCTTTTGTGGAAAATAATAAACAATACTCCCCAAATGATTCAGTTTTTTTATAATTCTAGTCCAGGCGAGAAAGAAAAATGGTTCCAAAATGTCATTCGGCATGTCTATAATTTGCATTCATCCAATTCTAATATTAGTCTGCGAGATTTGAATAAGATTACTATTGATTTTATGCTTGAAATGCTGCATAAGGCGCAGCAGCCTCAACGTTCAGTGGAGACTCCGAGTCCTCAACTTCAAACAAAACCAAAGCAAGTTCAAACCGATGCAATAGAGAATCAATTCGCAATACGTCGCCAAGAGTATGAAAATATGACCAAAAAAACTGTTCCTGTTCCGACTTTTTCCGAAAATATTAAAGATGAAGCAATAAGTGATATTGGATCCGTTGTAAATGAATATATGAAACAACGCGAACAAGATATGAAACAGTTTGCTGCCGCCGAAAAACCCAACAATAATAAAATTCAAATAAATAATGACGAAAATATATCTATTAATGTAGAAGAATTAGAGTCGCCTCTTTCTCTTCCTTCAGCGAATAAAAAGGTCAAATGGGGGGAAAATACTGAACATGTTTATGAAAATACTTCATTGCCGATAGAGAATCTAGGAGAAAAATTGTTGGATGCCATAAACAAATTGTCTGAAAAAATAGACAAACTCACCGCGCAACAAAGTCAAAGACTACTATCACATTGTGATAACAATGAATTATTGCAAAAAAATGATTAAAGAATAATCGGATTACTTTGTATAATGGATTCATTCCTTAATTACAACCAGTTTGTAAAAGAAGTCAAGCAAAAAATTAGTTGTTGCAATAAAGAATTTGAGGATTTTATAAATAATTATAACATTGAAACTGATCATTGTTGTAAATATAAACTTATTTCAAAACCGATAGTTGAAAATATTCTACATTTCATGGATAGCGTCGCAGATCATTGCAATATGCGTGATTATAGCATTCATTTTGCCGATTATGATTTATATAGCTTATGGAAAATAATTTATATAAAGTGTTTTAATCCAGTCATTGTGATTGGCGCCGGCATTTCCGGATTAACTATTGCCGAAGGATTATCCAATTTTATGATTTTGGAAGCGCGTGATCGCATCGGCGGACGCGTTTATACTAATGATAAAAATCTAGATGACGGGGCCGCTTGGATACATGGAACATGTGATAATCCTCTTATGAAATTGGTCATGACGGATGACCTCATTCCCATCGCTCAAAATAATCCATGGATGCATTCTGAAAATGCCGACATAAAATATTTGAATGCCGATAGAGATTTTACCGAAGAAACGCGTCAACAATTAGCACAAAAATGGACCCAAGTTGTTGATCAAATTGTCAATTCTATTCAGGATCCCGACCATGTCACCATTGATGAAGCTTTTGCCAATTCCAAAGATGACGAAGAAATTAAAAGTTTTCTCTACATGATAGAGGTGTGGTGCGGAGGTAGTATTAAAAATCTACCTGTGTCATTTTTAAAAACTTTAGAGTGCAAAACAGCATTGTATGGAGATTATGCCGGATCACATTGTATTTTCAAAAAGGGTGCCAAGACTATTCTTAATTCTTTCTCTTCAAAAGATAAAATCAAACTTAGTACAATTGTTACTGAAGTTAAATACAATGACTGTTTTGTTGAAGTTCACACTTGCGACGGCCACGTGTATGTATGTGAAAAACTTTGTATAACAATTCCTCCAGGACCACTCAGGGATATTAAATTTGATCCTCCGTTGGAGAAGGCACGTTTAGATTCTCTATCGCGCGTGAAAATGGGCTCTTACAAAAAAATACAAATTGAGTTTGATGAAGTCTTCTGGAATGATTCAGCAATGATCTTAACGCGCGATTATGAAAATACAGAATTCCCCTACATTCTATGGAATAATTGTGCGCTTTCAAAAGGCTTGCCCATTTTAGAGGCCATTTGCCCCGCCAATCATGGGTGGAGTTTAGCAGGCAAATCCGATGAAGATATTATGGAATCTGTTATGAAACATTTGAATCTTTATTATAAGAATGTCCCGTTCCCAAAATCTTGACATATAACTCGGTGGGAAGAAGATGTGTTTAGTCAGGGCGCATATTCTTATCACGACATGTTCATATCCGATTTTGACGTGACGGTATTCAGCAAAAGTATTGGCAAGTCTATCTTTTTTGCGGGAGAACACACAGATCCGCTTTATTACGGTTCGTTACATGCCGCACATAATAGCGGCAAAAGGGTTTTGCGTGAATTGCTTAATTCAATAGAATAAAATAATATATAGGCTTTTTTTAATTCTATATATTAATGACGTCACCGTTTCAATTTACATACTACATAAATCTAGAATCGCGGACCGATCGTTTGGCCCATGTTCAGGCCGAGTTGGCTAAAATTGGGTGTTTTGCTGCGACTCGGTTCAATGCAGTCAAAACCAGCAGCGGCGCTGTTGGCTGTACTATCAGTCACATCAAATGCTTGGAAATAGCAAAGGAGAAAGGGCATCCTTATGTTTTCATTTGCGAAGATGATATCTGTTTTAGTGACCCGGATTTGCTGGTTAAAAATGCCAATGAGTTTTTTAAGCAAAGTAAAGGCTATCTCCCGATGGCAGGGAGCAATGAGCAAAGCGAAGATAATTGGGATGTTCTTATTATTGGTGGAAATATGGTGCCGCCCTACCAACAAGTAGGGGATTTCTGCGCGCGCATCACCAATTGTCAGACCACCACTGGATATATTGTGAGACAACCTTATTATGATAAATTAATTAAGAACTTTCGTGAAGGTCTGAATCAATTGATGAAGAATCCTGTTAATAAACGCGAATACGCCATTGATATGTACTGGAAACAATTACAACAGGTTGATAGGTGGTATATCATTATTCCTTTGACGGTTCATCAGCTGGAAGGTTACAGTGACATTGAAGGGCGCAATGTGGATTATAAGACGCTCATGATGGACATGAATAAGGAATGGTTATTTAAACGAGCTGGTATGGCTATGCCTTTTTTATGAATTTATTCAGATTCAGATTCAGATTCAAATTCAATAGTAGATTCTTCAAACGTCACCTTTTTAGCTCCCACTAATCCCTTTAACCAATCAGGCGACCCGGGAATTAATCCATATTTAACTGCCACACCAACACACACTACAATCAACACAATAAAAGCATAAATTAAATTAGATGACAATACTTCAGATAAACTCATTGATCCTGATAAAAAACTCGCTAAAGAGTTGGAAAAAGATTTTTTATCTTCTACAATTTCCATTTTAATTGTATTTGTTCGGTCCGTCATTTATAGACATTCGCAAGAACAGTTATTTTGTAATTGAACTAATGTGCAAATTATTGAAAATCCACAAAAATTTTGTTTGAATCAATAGATAGAATATTTTCTTTGAATTTTTCATCTAGATGCAATCCAATCGCATGATCTTCAATGACAGTTTCACAAATTTTTTGTTTTTTAGTTATAAGATTTTCAGTTGCCGATTTGGAAAGAAAATAGAAACGCCCGTTGCAATAAATGCATTTTTTTAATAACAAATTTTTAGGAAGACAATCGTGAATTTTGTAATAACTGCTAATATGATCAGGAACATTAACAACAAATCCGCCATATTCATGCTTGGGATTACTCAATAGAAATTTCGGTAAAACGCTGAAAAATGATTCTTTTATTAACATTTGATCATCATCTGTTTTGAATATGTATTTATATTCAAAGTTTAAATTTATTGCTTCCAAAGCATTAATAACTTTGGATGGCAGTGAATTATAATCATCATTCGCTTTTACGTATAAAATATTATTAGATTCATCAAATATGTGATTCAAATTTTCTTTATTACATTTGTTAATATCCCCAATAACGTGATAATATTTAACAGTGTCCGGCAATTTTGACAACCACATGGCTTGTGCAATTGCTTTATTTTGGTATTTATAACAATTCATGATTAGAAGAACAAAATCAACTTTCATTTATATTCAATTAAAAATTTATTTTTATACTTTAATTAAATTAAATATAAAAATAAAATGAGTCTTAATAAATAAATGATAAAAGGTTTTTACATAAATTTAGACAAACGTCTTGATAGAAAAACGCATTTTGAAACATTGCAACGCAATAATCCGTTTTTTGCGGATTTAAAAAGATTTTCTGCAATTGAACATATTAATGGATCAATCGGCTGCGGAATGTCACACGTATCAGCATTAAAACAGTGTTTGGAAATGGATGATGACATTTTCATGATATGTGAAGATGATTTGTTAATATTCAATAATGCAAATTTGCAACAAATGATAAATGATTTTGAAACATTTGAAAACTGGGATGTTATTACTTTTACGCCAAGAGGTGATGCAATTCCAAATCAAACTTTAAATTCCAATTTTATAAAAATAGAAAATAATCAAACTATGACCGGATATATTATAAAACGTAGTTTTTTAACAACACTTATTTCTAATCTGGAAGAAGCCATAAGCGGTTTGATGAATGGTGGCAATCCAAATACGTTTGCAATAGATCAATATTGGAAACAATTGCAAAAAAAATATGGTTTTTATTATTATAAATATTTATATGCTGGACAATTAGTCGGGTATTCAGATATTGAAAAAAAGTTTGTCAATTATAATGACCGATTTGTTAGACAATAATGTTATACTTTCTTTGCCGTTTTGTTTTTTCTACATTTTGTGATGGGTTTCTTTGCGCTTTTCACATTCCTAGGAATCTTCATTATTTTATTGCCGTTTTTTGTAAAAAATAAATATTCTCTTATGTGGAACATGATTTTTTTGGTGACTTCGGCGTCTACTTTTATGTCGCGGTTTTTATTGGGATTTTCCTTACAATAATTATAAAGGGTTTCATGTAAAATGTCTCTATTGAATGGCGCGACTGAAACCGGTATGTGATTCAATAATCTGTCTATTATCTCTTGCTTTGATAACGAGTGATAATATGATCTTGGTAAAATGTAATACACCTTGTCACCACACATCTTTTCAAAGTAGGTATTATCTATAAAACAGATTTCTGTGGTTGCTTCTTTCATTATTGTGCATTTTATCAATTCTGCATGAGTTTTATTATGGGTGCTGCGTTTCATCTCTATCACCTTGTT